AAGTGGTAATTTTTCCCTTAAATAGTCAAATCTTTCCTTTAGTTGAGGGTATTTCTTAACCCAATTATAATAAGTTTGCTTAGTTATATTAGCATAAAGACAGGCTTCTTCTATACTTGCATCTATCGCAAATGCTTCTTCCAGCTTTTTGATTGTTTCAACAGTCAACTTGAACTCAAATGTACTCGCTAATTTAAGCTCTAATTTCTTTTTGTATAGTGTGGGTTCACTCATTTTATTCTTCCTTTTTCCATTTATACAAACCCCATAAGGCTAGTATAAAGTAAATTAAAAATAGTGCTGATTGTGCGTATAATCCGTAAATATAGTCTATTATCATCCATGCAAAGTTTGTGAACGCCCAGATGATGAAACAGTACTTGTTCTTGTAAATGTTTAGAACTACGCCTATTAGTGAAAATATTGTAATTATCCAAGTCATAATAGCTTTACTTTATTGCCTGTATAATCTTCATACCTTTTTATTATTACATCTACATACTTGGGATCAAGCTCCATACCATAACAGATACGATTTGTTTTCTCGCAAGCTATTAAGGTTGAGCCGGAACCGAGAAATAGATCAAGGACAATATTATTATTTCCTGAACTGTTTATTATTCCTCCAGAGCATAACTCCACTGGCTTCATTGTTGGATGTAGTTTTGAATTGTGAAGCCTGTCTATTTCCCACACTTCTGTTTGTTTCCTATCACCTAAATAACTGCTCTTTTCAAACCATCCATAGAAACATGGTTCATACTTTCTTTGATATTTTGCTGGCGATAAAACCAATTGCTGTTTCTTCCACACTATTGTTGCCGACCAATGTATTCCACTATCACAAAATATTAATCTTTGCCTCATTCCTTCAGGGCTAGAAGCTCCCCAAACATAAATGTCACCTTTATTAAATTCTCTAAATATCTCAACTAACTTATTGTTAAAATCTATCCATTCTTCTGTTGTTTGTTTGTCGTTATTGATTGTTCATATTTTATGACGAGGATTCTTTGATACACCATAATCCACATTATATGGCGGATCAGTAAACACCATATCTGCTTTCTTTCCATCCATCAACTTCTTTACATCCTCCTCTTTTGTGCTATCACCACACATTACCCTATGTCTGCCTAGTTGATATATTTCACCTAGCTTACTTTTGGGCTTATCCGGTATTGGAGGGACTTCATCATCTTTTTCATCTGATTCTATTAACAAATCCCTATCAAATCCTGTTAGGTCAAACATATCATCATCTAACCCCTTAAGCTCTACCATAGCCAAATCCATGTCCCAATCACTCTCATTTAATTTGTTGTCTGCCAATCTATAAGCCTTAACCTGTTGTGGTGTTAGATCTGCTCTTATAATCCATGGTTCTTTTATTCCCCCCGGATATTTTTTATAAGCCATCCACCTGCCATGACCAACTATAATGATATTTTCCTTATCTACTACTATTGGCTGTTTCCATCCGAACTCTTTAAGACTATCAGCTATTTGTTTTAACTGTTTATCAGGATGTTTCTTTGCGTTATTTTGATATGGCTTTATGTTATCTATTTTTATCACACCTTTTTCTCTTTTCCTAGATTCTTAAAAAATCTTTGTAAACATTGAGCATTACAAAACTGATAAATACCTCCAACTTGTTGTAAGCGAATCCAATTTGCACCCTTTTTTCCAACCCAACCACCATTAAGACTTGTACTAATATGTGTCTTATTACCTAATTCTTTTTCGCAATAATCACAATAATAAATTGTTTTTCTCATGTGTTTACCCCTTAGTATTTCTTAGGTTTACTTTTTTTACGTCTTTTCATTTTTTTAATTATTTCTAAGCGTTTTACAGCGGAACCTCCGCCACCGCTTTCACCATTTCCGTCTGCCATAATTTTTGTTTTGAGGCTGTTAAGTTAAGGGTCGAATACTCACTTACTTCATTTACTTGCCGATGTTTCCCTTCACAGTTACGTTTTAGGCAAGCACCTCATATGATTAAGTTTCTTTTGTTTGTTCTGGTTGTTTTGGCTGTTCTACCAATTCAAACCTAGCCCGAATAGTCAAATTATATTTTCTCAATATCAAATTGATTTCCTCTTGACACCTTACCCTCCTATCATTTTCTTCTTTTTGCCTAACAATTGCTTCTTTTTGTTGATTCTTTTGTTGTTCTTTATATCCAAATAATGACATATGTTTATCCTTTATATTAAATTTCTATAATTTTATATCACTTTTAACTTCATTTCCATAAACATCCCAGCCCTTCCAATCTTCTAATTCCATAAGCGAATCTTCTTTGCGAGCAAATAATTCTATACGGGGAAGATCGCCCATAAGTTCAACAATCTTCTTTCTAACCATCGGCGGTTTTTGACTATGTTTTGTTATAGGACTTTGAATTAACTGAAACACAGAACTAGATATTCTCTTTGGTTTTCCCTTTGTAGCTAATAAACAAGGTTCTGTGTTTCCCCTTGTCCAACGACCTAATCCATAAAAAGGTGTTTTACTTCTTGGATTAAGTTTTAACCACTGAAAAGCAATACTTTTATAAGTAAACCCCCATGCTTCTATAACCTCTAATGCTTCTTTTAACATTGGATAAGTTGCCCACATAAACAAGATGCAATTATCATCGGCTATTTCATTTACTCTTAATGCCTTAATATCCTCCAATTTCATTCCCTTATAATGATTTGCCATTGTTCCTTGGCAACCTTGATCATTATAAGACCATGGACAATCAGCATATATAATTTGATACTTTTTCATAATTTTAAGTCAGCCCTTGTCGAGGATTTCCATTTCTTCAGATGTAATCCCACCCATAAAGTCCCTATATCCCTCTGCTTCATTTTCTTTTAGTTGACCCTCTTTAATTTTATTAACTATGACACCCTCTCGGAGCCATTTTGCTATTTCATATTCACCCTCGCCCATAAGCGGATCTTCTAACTCAGGAGTAATTATTTCAACTGTAATCAGTTGAGCAATTATCTGAGTAGCGTGTTCCACCGAGTAATAAATAGCTTCGGCAGGATCAATTACTTCATCTCCAATAACAAGCCCGCCATCTACACTTGCCTGAATCTGTTTATATGGAGCAATCAATGCTTCTTTAAGTATATCATCGTCTGGAAGTTCATCAGCTATTTCCCTCAAACATAAACCACCCCCCTTAACATAACCACCTCGTAATGCCGCCTTACAAGCATAAACTGCATCCTCAATTTTTAATTTTCTATGTAGTGATGAAGCTTGAGTTGTATCGCCAACTCTGATAATTCCTACCGAGCTACCCATTGAAGCAATTCTGCGTTCCAATAATTTCTTAAATCTATCTTCCTTTGTATTTTCAAGTTGACCTTTAAGCATTTCAATTCTTCTTCCAACTAATGTTTTTTCTTTTGTTTTATTTATCTTATCAACAACCACATCTGTTTGCCTTGTTCCAGTTCCACCAGTAGCAACAGCATCTTCCTTTGCCTCTGTGTCTTTAACAACAAGCATTTCTAAAAACCCTAAATCATCAATAGTTCCGCTTTCAAGTTTATGCCCTTTCCCTTTATCAATAAATCTAGCACCACAATAAACTGCTAGATCATCTAATTGTTCAGTTCTAAGTGATGGAACAGAAACAGGAAAAATATCAACATTCGGCTTCTTGACTCTTTGGCCCTGTGGAGTAATAGAAAACATTGACTTAAAAATTTCAGTTAAACAAGTATCACTAAAACTTGGCGCTATAACGATTAACTTAGGATTATTTTCAATGAAAGGATTAATAACCTTAGCCAATTGAGCAGGATTGTCTAGTGCGTAATTGGTAATAAATACCGGGCAATCTTTTGCTATCATTTCATATCTTTGAGGATTATTAACAAATGCTTTTGCACTTACCTTAGCAGGAAATCTCATACCCTCTATCACCTCAGTTTCAATTTCACCTTTATAACCCTCTACAACATCAATGAATCCATCTACTCCCACCTTATAAGCCATTTTTGCTACTACTTTTCCAAGTCCCTCGTCCTCTACTGATATAATTGCTACCTTTTCCAAGTCCTCTAATGATAATATTTTCTTTGCTACCTTTTTTATTTCTTCCTTGACAATTTTAGCTGATTCCAGTATGCGTTTTTTCAATGTAATAATTCCAACACCCTTTTTAGATCCAATTTTTATTTCGCTATCACTCTCTGCTACTTGAGAATAAACATGATTAAATAAATAACCACCCAAAATAGTGGTTAATGTTGTTCCATCACCTACCTTTTCATTTGTGCGAAGTGAAGCTTCCTTAAATGCTTCAGCCGCAAGTCTAACAAATACATCTTTTGGCTCTTGGCATTGAGCCACTGTTACGCCATCATTGGCAATTCTACTGCCACGATTAAATGTTCTGAATAATAAAGCATTTCTGCCCTCTGGGCCAAAGGTTCTTCTTGTAGGTTCATAAATAGCATTAACTCCTTTATGAACAGCTTTACGCGCATATTTTCCTAATAATGTTTTTGTTTGTTTAAGTGACATAGTTATTTTTTTCTAGTTATTTATAATTCAACTCTATGTTTAAGATCAATAAGTTTTATTTTCTGACACTTTATTCTTCCACCTAATTCTCTTATCTTTTGAGCGAATGGCACTAATACTTCTTGATCTGGTACTCCTACTCCTTCTTTCTTATCATGTTCTACGCTTAAAATGGGATCTAGTCTTGTGACTAAATCATCAACAGCACAAGCTAATGATTCTACCATTTTTTGTGCTAAAATTAATTGTTCTTCAACTTGTGAAGTTTTTTGTGGAGTTGATACTCCAGTCATATCATCATTCATATTATTATCCTTTCTAATTTATTTTTTTATTCTTTTTGGGTTTTCTTTCCCCATAATTCCAAAAGTTTTTGCTTTTTTACCGCGTTTAGGTTTAACTAAATTCTTTTTTGGTTTCGTTGGTGTATCGGTAATTTCACAATGAATCCCCCAAAAAATAGTTCTATCTGATAAGTGAAGCTTTTTTAATTCTTCTCGCTTACCCTTAATAAGATAGTCTTCTTTAAGCTTAGGCGTAAGCCCTACCTTATTTCTTACGTGATCTTCAAGGTCTTGACGACGCT